GCTTGTTCTTTGGATATTTGGATAAATCCTTTGCGCTTTTTTACTTCTTTGCCAAATTCATCTATAATATACTGTCCGCTTTCGTCTTTGAGCTTCATTTGGTAGTAATCAAAATGTAAACCCTCAATTTGCTTTAAATCCTTATCAATTGAACAAATAATATAATCCTCAACTTCGTATAATTGAGAGTTGTAATATATCAAATCGTCTGCTTCAAATTCATCACTTGCAAATGAATTCGGCAAATAGTCAATCAAATATTTTCTAAGCTGTGAAACCCATTTATTGCGCTTTCTATTTGCTTTATAATTTGGATCAATCTCTTTGCGGAAATTCTTTTTACAGTCAGTAAAGAAATATTTTGTTTCGCTTACTGGGACCGTTTCTTCAATCTCGTTATGAATATCAAAATACATCTTTTCAAACCTATCGTAACCACGTTGTAATATTTCAAGTTCAATTGCATATCTTGACTCGCCTTTTTGTAGTAACGCTCGAATCTCTCCAAACGTTACTACTTTATAAATTGCCTGATAAATTAAACTATCTGCGTCAAATAAAATTACTTTACTCATAATAATTGTAATGCTGACTTTTGCAAATCGGTTAATTCATACTTAAATAAATCCTCTTTTTTCGCTTTTCCGTCATGGATTAATTTTACTGCATTCTCGAATCGCTCAATAGTAATTGTCGGCTTTTGCGTTATAACAGTTTTTGTAACTTCGTTTCCATCATCATCAACAGCTCTCAAACTCAAAATTGATTGTAATGTTGCCCGTCTAAAATACGTTATTCCAGCAATTTGTTTTTGTGGATCGGTTATAACTGGCAAAAGTAATTCACTTGTAACCATGTCCCCATTTTCAATGTCAATTATCTGAGTGCAAACCTTGCCGTTTAGGACTGGCTGTAATAACAGTAAATTGTATTTTAATAGGATTGGTTCGGTTGCCTCTAAAATAGCGTTTAAATCTGCGTATTTTGATTTAAAGAATGGATTGTTGCTACCCTTGGTAACTGTTCCGATTTCTTGTTTTGCTAAATGCAGTTTGAAATAAATGTTTTGAGGCTTTGGAATTGCATCCTCGAATGTGATTAATTCTGTTTCTTTTTTCATGATTTTTATTTTTGATTATAAATATTACACATTTGTATGAATTTCTTTCTAGGCAATTTCTTAAATTGCTCTATCGTTAGACCATTTGCCTTCGCTATAATCAGCATCTTTAAATCTAACTCCTTAATTGTCGCCATCTTCATTCTACATCTATTAGTTTACCATCCCATTGCTTACCATTTAAAAACCATTGTCTGTTCTTTTGATTTATGCGAACACCATCTAATCCGTTCAACCTTTCTTTGGTAGTTTGTGATTCCCATCCACAGTTAGTGATACTCAACGTTCTGTCTGGATCGTTGTATCTGTAAGCAATTGCGTTACCGAACAGCTCCATAATTGTGACGTTTAGACGTACCTTTACCTCCGTATTTGATTTCTTGAATGGGGTAGCACTATTAAATGCTACCACCGATTCTCTCGTTATCTTTCTCATATCTTTTTCGTTTTGTTAAACAAATATATAAACTTTATTTTAATATAAGACACTTTTTATATAAATTATTTTTATTAATTATAGATTCCTATCAATTTATTAAGCAATTCCCTTGCTTTATCAGATGTTTCAAAACTATAAGTATTAAAATTTTTAATTAAATCCCTTACTATTTTTATCTTATCTGGATAATCATTTGCCTTTAAACCTATGTATTTATATTTTTGTTGCAATTCAATATCAACCATTTCTGCATATTTCAAACCGTATCTGTCAATTAATCCTTGAAAATATTGTCTTTCTCTTCCTCCTCCTAGTCCATTTTGATTGCAATCTGATTTTTGGCTGTGAATATTGTGTAAATTATATCTTAAACTAGCATTTGATCCAACAGATTTAAAATGTCCTCCGTCTTGCTGCTTACCGTATTCTTTTCCGCAATCAATACATTTAAACTCAAAATAATTATCAATCATTCTTGCTAATTTGTTTATTTCGTCTTGAAGGAATTTTTTATATTTTGGATTATTTACTTCTATATCCATTTTTTTCTTTCTTTGGCTCCATTCCTTTCGCTCGGTTTTTTCTTTCGTGATTTTGGCATAATCTGAGAATGCTTTTAAACATTCGTCATTGTCAACGCAAAATTTTTGGTTAAAATACTTTGGAATGAACGTTGTATTACATGCTTTACATTTCATATCCCGTTAATTAAATTTGTGTTTTGTTCCTTCAACTTTTCAATCTCAAATCTTAATTCCATATTTTCCCTATGATAATTATTGTTCATTTTTTGCATTAACTCAAACTGTTGATGAACAAATTTAAAAGTAAAATAAGATTCGCTCATTTGTCGGATGTGTTTTTCAAGTCCCAGAACGTAATTTGATTCAGGTTTCTTTGTGCGTATTTCTGCAAGTGTAACTTTCATTGATTCTATGTTAGCTAAAATGCTGCCTTGTGCGTTTAATATCTGTAAATAATCCATGTTTTATAGTTTTAAAATGGTAAATTTTGTTCGTTCATTGATTCGCTATAATTTATTAATTCAGCTTGTTTTTTATTCGGTCTTTGTAAAGGATCAACCCCCCCAATTTTAAATCCTAATCCGAAATTATAATCAAACATTAAAGGGTTGTTTAAATCTGTTTGTTTACCGCCAGTATCCCTATCCTTAATTTTTTCAATGTCAATCATTGTTTGATATTTCATTGTCGGGTGCTTAACTAATCGGTGAATAACTAGCATATCATCACTCCGATTTAAAAACGGTTTACCACCCTCAACATGTGCTTTTAATGGTGGCTTTAAATGTCCCGCCCAATCATGGTCCAAAGGATAAATCATTGATGTACGTCCACTTTCACTTGTCGGGTGTGTCGAAATATAAATAGTTTTACCCGTTTGATTGCAAAATTGTCTAGTATTATTCAAGAATTCGTAATTATCTGAGTGTGTCATTCCCCTATCCAAACCCGTAAATGGATCAATAAATCCAATATTACATTCTGTTGAATCTATAATATCCAGCATATCTTTTGGCTTGTACATTTTTGAGTTGTCTACAAATTGAAAATAATACTCCAAAGTTACTTCAGCGGATCGGAGTTCCGAATAACTTAAATCTGAAAATCTTTTCCCCATATACATCTGAATTAAATCACGCATTATCTGACCGCTGGAATTTTCTCCAGCCCAAATTGTAATTTTCAAACCATGATTTATTGCTAAGCAAAGAAAATACCACTCCATGAAATACGTTTTTCCAACGTTATCATGTCCCAAAACAATATTTAGTTGTTTAGTTTTAAATCGAATATAGTCATCCAATATGCAACCAATTCCCAAACCTTGCGTAATTTTACCCTCTTTAAAATCATTTAAGTACTGGGTTGCGTGTCCGTTCTTTAAAATCATGGTTGATAATTTTTAGCAATTTCCATTTGACGCATTACATTTTCATAAAGAATATCATCACCAGTTTTGTGTGGTTTCACTTCCTGACCTTTTTTAGGAATATCCCTCAACCATTTTTTAGCCGTCAAATATAAACTTCTATAAGTTTTATTTTTTGCGTAATTCTGAATGTCATCTAATATACAATCAATATCTTTTTTATAATATTCCAGCTCTAATTTGTGAAATTCATTTATTGAAATAGACAAATGAGCGAATGAGCGATATTGTTCATTTGTTTCATTGTTCATTTGTTTATATATGGTATCAGTTGCTTTGTCAGGTGCTTTGTTATGTGCTTCGTCTAGTGCTTTATCACTTGCTTTGTCATTTTTTGATAGGGCAATAACTTTGCTTTGATATTGATTTTTGCTTTCAGTAACTAATTTTATGAAGCCGAAATCAATTAAATCTTGTAACGTTTTTTTATAACTGTTATATGATCCAATTCCTAATGCTTCCATTGTTACAGATGTAGGCAAACCGAATTCGTTTTTTTGTCCTAACCTATTCCAGCGGTCAATTAAATAACAATAAAAATCTGAATGACTTGCTTTGACTCTGGAGGGATTTTCAAATTTAAAATTATACCAATCCCGAATTAAATTATATCCGTTCATTATTTCATTTCTTTATGTAGTAAATGAAGAGCGCCTATCAATTTAAAAACATCCTCTTTTGATAATTCAATTGAATGCCATTCCTCAAACCCTTGCTCTTGAATTGCAAAAAGAACTACTTGAAAGTCATTTGCAATTTCATCTGTTACAGTTAATTCAACCTCCATAATGGAAGGTATAACATAGTTTTCAAATTTGTAAATCATAATAAATAAATTAATTAAATGCAAAAAGCCCTAATTAAATCGGTTGCTTCTGACTTCAACTTCATTAAAAAGGGCAATAATTTCCTAAGTTCCTATAATGTCAGAAGGGAACATA